AACCAAAAGGTATGTATAGTGGCGAAGCCGAAATTTTAGAATCCGATATTCCTCCAGAACCGCAGAAAAGAAAAAAAGTTGCGCCAAAAAAAGAAAAGTTTGATTTCAGGCAGGCGATGTTGGACGAGGGCTTTGATGAGGAAATGACGGATGAGTGGCTAAGGATTAGAAAGGCTAAGAAAGCGGTAAACTCAGAAATGGCATTTAAAAATTTTATGTCGCAAGTTGATAAATCAAACCAAAACAAAAAAGAAATATTAAGAATAATTACGGAAAGCCAATGGAAAGGCTTTAAATCCCACTGGATAAAAAACAACGAAAACGAAAATGAACAATATTCAAACAACAGCACTTACAAAGGCAATACCGCAGGAGGTTATAAGAAACCCCAAAAGGTATCCGCCCATGCAATACTTGCCGAAAGAATTAGCCGAGAGTCTTCCCGAAATAACGAAAGTGGAACTATCGATGCCGACTTTGAGGTGGTCGAGTGATGAAGACCGAGAAAGGTTTGCGTACAGGGTTATTTACTTCATAAATCCAAAGTTTGAAGATGCAGATGAGGAAAACCCTCACAGCGAATTTAACCTTGCTAAAAACGCCGTTATTGAGTTTTCGCAAAGATGCGACTTAACAGCGAATGAATTTATGTTAGCGATGGACTTGTGTCACAGGGGGCAGTTGATGCTAAATGATGCACCGGTAAAATTATTCCGAGAGATAGACCGACTAAAACTGGGCGAAGTAGAACAGGCATACAAAGCCTACAAAAAACAAAACAAACAATACGAGTTAGGCAAAGAAAAAGTTAAAAACTTCCTCAACCCACCAAAAGAACTAACCGAAGAAGAAAAGAAAGCCGAACGATTAAAATTTTTTGCTAAACAGTGGGAGGTTTTACAAAAAGGTGAAGGTGTGGATGCCAACTTTTTGCTCTATGATTTGGTAATGGCTGGTGTAGAAAAAGTAAACCTTGATTTTGTTGATAAAACCTTGTCAAAATACAGCAGGCAGGCGGCTAATAACCAGTTAAAAAAAGGGGCTGGGATGATGGCTAACTTCGTGAACATAGACGCACTAGTTTTCTTCAAAAATGAGGTGGTGCGAAAAGTAATAATCAAAGAAAAACTTAAAGATTTATCAAAAGATGAGTGGGTTAAATACTGGGAAGATAAAAGACAAAAGGCTGAGGAACTTCGTGGAAGTATGGAGAGATAGAAATAAGCCTAAGGAAGTATTAACTATAAGAGATACAGAGATATGGAAGAAGTTAAATTGCAATCAAGACAACTTAGGGAAAAAGCCTTAGAGGCACTAAAAAAGGCAAAATCACTTAATAGACCTGTGGTTTTTCTAAAGAAAGGACAGAGTTTGGAGAGTAAGAAGTAGATGATTTACCATTTTAAATAAAAAAAACAATGAAATACGATAGTATATTTAATAGGGATTTTTACCCTACGCCGAGAAAGGTTTTAGACTTGATGGAATTAGATGTTAATAATCGCATCATCTTAGAACCATCAGCAGGAAAAGGAGATATTATTGATTATTGCAAAGAGTTTGGAGCAAAAGAGGTTTTGTTTTGCGAAATAAATAAAGACTTAGCCAAAATCTGTCAATCCAAAGGTACGCAAATAGGCACGGACTTTTTGCAGTTAAAAAGACAAGATGTCGCAGGGGTCAATAGTATTATAATGAACCCACCATTTAGCGAGTTTAAAAAACATTTTCTACATGCTTGGGAAATTGCGCCAGAAGGGTGTGAAGTTGTTTGTTTATGTAATAACAACTATTTAGGCTATACAAGTACGGAAATTACCAAGTTAATAGAAAACTACGGGTATAGCCAGAATTTGGGGAATGTTTTTGAGGATGCAGAAAGGAGTACAAACACGGAAATAGGGTTAATAAAAGTGTATAAGCCTATGGTAAGTGAAAGCATCAATTTTGACGATTATTTTGATGAAATTGATACAGATATTGAAGTACAGGGATATGGTCTTGTAAAATATAATGAAATTGACAGTCTTATCAATAACTACAAAGGGATTATAAAAGTATCTGAAAACCTTTTTAAAGACGCAGGGCTTCTCAAGAAAATGGGAGAAGAAATCAACCTATACTTTGATTTTGTTATTGGCGTAAAGATAAGTGATAGCGAGGTAAACAAACAACAGTTTCTAAAGTTAGTACAGGAGCAAATGTGGAGGAAGGTTTTTAATATGTTCAATATAGAAAAGTACATTACAAGTGGAGTAATGAGTGATATTAAGGCTTGGATAGATAGAAAGGGTAATACACCTTTTACAAAGCGTAATATCTTCAAGATGATTGAAATTATCTATGGAACTAAAAACCATAATTTTAAAAGAGGCTTAATAGAAGCGGTAGATAAATACACGCGCCATACAAAAGATAATAGATACTCTGTTGAAGGCTGGTCTAGCAATTCTGGATATTTGCTAAACAAAAAATTTATTGTGCCTTATATGTGTGAATCATCTTATAAACCAAGTAAGGTAAGGATAGGCTATTCATCATATATAGAAAATTTTAATGATTTGTTGAAAGTCCTATGCAATATCGAGGGAAGAAACTATGACAATATAAAGCGCGTTAATGCTTGGACTGACTTTGAAAGAGGAATATGGCATGATATGGATTTTTTCCAATACAAAGGGTTCAAAAAAGGTACAATGCATTTTAAATTCAAAGATGATAAAGTTTGGGAAAGACTAAACCGAGCCTATGCTGAAGCAAAGGGCAAAGTACTACCTGAGAAAATTTAAGTCTGTTTGATTAAAAATAGAAAACATGGGAAGAAAAAGAAAATACGCTAGATGGGGCGAAGATTATGAAAAAGAGGAATGCACGAAATGTAAATGGCAAGGAAATCACAATGAAAAAAACTTAAAAAAGTTGATGAATACATGTCGGAATATGTGTGTCCGAGATGTGGGAACAAAGATTTTTACGGATTATTAGAAAAGTAAGTTTATGAGGTATGAGGATAATATTAAGATAAAGTTTAAAAACAATCAAACCAACGCAGAATGAACAGAGAAATAAAATTTAGAGGTAAAAGAGTAGATACGGGGGAATTAATGGTGATTTATTACACAATATTTCACTGGTACAAGAAAGGATATGTAAAAATGCAATAAAAGACGGAGTTAGTATTAAGGCTGTGCATCCCAAAACAGTAGGTCAATACACAGGCTTAAAAGACAAAAACGATAAGGATATTTATGAAGGGGATATATTAATTTTTCACGCAGTTACTTCTCGAACACTTTACAGAGGATATTGTTTAGAACCGTATAAAAAAGGGCAGAAATTTATTGTAAAAAATTTACCTACTGGTTGGAATTTAACTGATATAGAACATAAAGATTCGGAAATTCCAAGTCAAGCATGTCATGTTAATAATGATGAATTTTGGAATCATCAAAAAAGTTTTGAAATTATCGGAAATATCCACGAAAATCCAGAATTATTAGAGCAATGAAAACACTACCAAACGACTACAGCAGATGCGTTAATGACACCTGCGAATTAAGAAATAACTGTCTGCGATACACGGACAAAGGGACAGCAAAATATATGTCTTTCACGAGGTTTAAAGTGAAAGAAGGGAAGTGTGAAAATTTAATTAGAAAATAGAAATTATGAAGACACTAAAGTCAGCGTTAGTGGTATTAGCTATATCATTTATAATACTGCTTGTTAATAATTTGAAAGTAGAAACAATTACTTATAAAGCACAACTATTAGAAAAATCAGTTGTAGGAAGATATGAGCCTTATTACTACTTAATATGGAAAAATTTAGAAACAGGAGAAATTCAACAGGAAAAAACAGATGCAGAGGGATACGCCTCAACAGTAAAAGGACATATTTACATTAAAGAGAAACAATTAATCAAATTAAAATGAACAGCAATATGGTTAAGATGAAAAAAGGCTTGGTGATGTTAATGGGTAGTGTTTTAGCAGGGGGATATAATTATGATATGGACTCCTCAGAATACAATAAAAGAATGATTAGCAGGAAAAAGCCCATCCCAAACGGGTTAAAAGAATTTGAAATAAACGGGCATAAGATTTATGCTATTAACAAGAAAAATGCAATTAGAAAGGCAAAGAAAAAAGGGATATTATGACAACAAAAGAAAAATTAAAACAAAAATTAGATAGTCTTACAGTTGAGGCTAAAAATAAAAAGATATTATTTGACCATTTTGGGGAAGAGAATTTAAGAAGGTTACCTTTTCAAGAGGTTACTAAGATATATAACACAAATACTTACAGTAGTCGCGGTGCTTCATATCGAAGAATTTACTTGTTATCAGGAATTGTAAAAGAATGGTGTGATGTTGCAAGTTATAGTAATTATGATAAAAATATTGACGAGTACGATTTGGAGTGGATAGAAGAAGAAATTTATAAAAAATTAGACGAAAAATTATGAATCAATCAGAACAAAAACAATCTTTCGCAAACACACTTTCTGATTTATCTGGAGGAGGTCATTTGGGTAATGAATGCGAAAGATATGGGATGACTTGGGGATGTGATACCGACTGTCCTGTACTTAGAAGAGGACAATGCCCAGCTGTTAAAAACGGAAACGAAGATGTATTGAAAATATATTTAGAATTTTTAGAAGAAGAGGAAATAAACAATTAAATAATTTAGTATGACACAAGAAGAATTTAACAAATTAGCAGAAATAGAGACTAAAGGACTTAATGGTTCAACCACAGAAGAAAGTCAAGAGTGTTGGAAAGCAGGTTATCTGTATGCTTGTAAGATAATCTATGACAAAATAAATACTTTATACAATGAGGATTTTGTAGATGAAATGGAAAAACTTGCAAATCAATCAGTAGAATTAGAAGTGTTTGACTTATGAAAAAATATCAAATAACATTGACAGAGGAGCAATTAGTTTTGATTGCTCAAAGTATAGAAGATGTTCAAAGGTTCGCGAGCGGACAAATGGAAATGAATAATACATTACTGAAATTATTATTAGGTACAAAAAAAGCAGAAAGATATATACAGGCTGAAGAAAAATTGCAAGAACTAAAACCAATACTATTTCCAGACTTAAATCCAAATGCTAGTTTAAGTTATAATGGGAATAATTATGTTGGTAATTTATATCAAATTTATAGAACAATGTATTATGTTTTAAACAAAGATGGTGGAGTAATGAATGTATACTCGTCACCAGCTTTACCTAGTGGAAATATGGGAACAATAGAAATTAAAGAACTATGACAACAGCAGAAAAACTACAAGCAATTACAGCTGACATCCGAGAGAAACTTCCAAGAATGATGGAGTTGGAAGAGGGGTGTATTTTAAAATATCCTATTTTTAATAGAGCAAAAACTGAAATTATTAGTGATTATGAGGCTAAAATAATAAATGTTTTCGGAGGAGGACAAATAGCGGATACAGGGGATTATGATGATTTAGAATGTTTTATGTATTCAGATGATAGTTGGGTAGAAAGAAAAAATCTTACAGAAGATAATTACGAAGTTATCGGCAAGGAACCGATGCTTACAGATGTATTGGAGTGGGTTTACAAAGTTTCTGACTTAGCAAGTAAAAGTAAAGAATTGCAGGTGTCTTTTGATGGTTATTTCTGTGTGTATGACCATGCTTGGGAGAAAGTAGAAATATGTAAAATCTGTTGGGACTTGTCCAAACCCTACCTCAAAGATCAATCAGAAGAAGTAATAGATTTTTTGTATCAGTTTGTAAAGTAAGAGCGATGAAAAATGTAGACTTAGATAAAATGATGGTGGGCTTTAGAAAGCATCTAAAGGATATTGAAAAAGGAAAAGATATGACGCCAGAAGAGTTTATAGAAAAACTAAAAAACGAGCCAAAAACAGTCTATTTTCAACCCAAAGGGATAAAGCCAATCTACTGCGAGGCGGGAATAATCTACCCAGACCAGCCAGATTACATATTCTACTTATATGAGCCTTGCAAAGTGCTAAAATCTGAGGTCAAAATTATTGACCGAGATAATGTGCGAGTGTGTAGGAAGTCTAGGAGTTTTTTGGTTAAAAAAATTAAGTAGGCAAAACGCCTACTTTTTTTGTTCGTACTCCTCAACTATTTTTTTAAATCGTGGATAGAGTTGATTTCGTGGATAGTCCCTCCTACCCTTACAAAGCCATTGACGCTCTAAAAAAATTGCAAAAAAATTTGCACAATAAAAATATTGTCGTATATTTGCAGTGTTCAAATACCGTGAGAGTTTTTATATTCTCAATTTAAGTAAAAAATATTATAACTTACGGCAGTAAGGGTGTAGCTATATAGTAATGTATAGCAAATATTCGTAAACACGGTATTTGAACAGCACCTACTTACTGCCTATATTTTTTATATTATGTTCAAATACCAAAACCAAGCACCAATTGCTAACGATAGTAGCGAAGTGCAAATCAAACAAGAAACCATACAGCCCCTTGATTGGGGCTTTTTTATACGACAATACTAACCTCTAAAAAAATATTTAAAAAAAAATCAATAAAAAATTTGGTGGGTTAAAATTTTGTCGTATATTTGCAGTGTTGAAATCAGAGCAATAACTGTTTATTATTGCACTAAATCTCAAATAGAGATTAAAATATTAGCCCAAAAAAGGTGTCGCTATATAGTAATGTATAGCAAGTCAATAAGCGTAAGCTCTGATTTCAACAGCACCCACTTTTTGGGCTTTTTTGTATTTAAAAACTTTTTAAAATTAAATATTATGTTGAAATCAGAAACAACCGCACCAATCGCTAACAACAGTAGCGAAGTGCAAAGCAAACAGACCTATTTAGAGCCTCAAATGGTTCATCTTTTAGCAAAAACCTTTAAGAATGAAGAAAATTATGTGCGTATGCTTTCTAATCTTTGGCGTGTACGTGCAGGCTTAGTTAAACTTACTGAAGCCCCTTGCCCAAACCCTGAAGTAGTAGAAATGCGTACAGCCCTTAATGATATTATCGGTTGCCTTTTACCTCAAGATGTACGCTTGTTAAATGAAATTCAACTAAAAGCAAGTGTATTATGAAAGAATTAATCAAAATAACAGAGCAAAACGGCAAACAAGCCGTTTCTGCTCGTGAGTTACATAACTTTTTAGAAAGTAAACAAGATTTTTCAAACTGGATAAAAAACAGAATAGAAAAATATGGACTTGTTGAAAATCAAGATTTTGAGGTTTTCAATAATTTTATCGAAAACCCTAAAGGTGGCAGACCTTTAACAGAATACGCTCTAACTATTGACACTGCAAAAGAGTTAGCAATGGTAGAGGGTAACGAAAAGGGCAAACAAGCACGGCGTTATTTCATCGAGTGTGAGAAGAAGTTGAGGGCAAACACGGTGGCTTTACCCACTACTTACAAAGAAGCCTTACAAGAACTCATTAAGAAAGAAGAAGAAAAAGAGCAATTGCTTTTACAGAGCCAAGAACAACAAGCCCAACTTGAAGCACAAGCCCCCAAGGTGCTTTTTACAGAGGCGGTAATGGGTAGTAAGACCTCGTGTTTGATTGGTGAGTTAGCCAAAGTAATTACTCAAAATGGCTACCCTATCGGTCAAAACAGACTTTTCAAATGGCTAAGAGAAAAAGGCTATTTAGGTCGCAAAGGCGAAAACTACAATATACCTAATCAACAATATGTAGAGCAAGGTTTATTTGAACTTAAAAAAGGTACTCGTTCTGGTAGCGGTGGGGTAATGCATACCACTATCACTACAAAAGTAACAGGCAAAGGTCAAGTTTATTTTGTAAATAAATTTCTAAAGAATTTACAAACAGCCTAACAAAAAAGGGGCTGAAATATGCCCCAATTTTTCAAAACAATATAATTATACAGACAATGGATTTTCAACTAAAGATAATGAATAAGTGGCTTAAAAACGGCTGGGCTTTACAACAAATATATGATGAAGTGGTTTACTATCTGGGGCAGTTAGACGGTGCGGCGGTATTTTACGAATTTATGAAACAGCATAAAAAGAACGAAAAAGTAATGCAAGAGTTTAACCGCACGGCTTTTATCTAACAGAAAACTTTCAAATGTTTCAAAAAGCGGTTTTTAAATGCAAAAACTTTGTTTTTCGACCAAAAAACCGCTTATACCTATTTGAATTATAGATATATAGCCGTATTTTTGTAAAGATGATTGAAGCAAAAACCATACAGAAATACAAAGCAAAAACAAGGGGGCAACTTGTTGAGCAAGCACAGAGGTTAGTCAATGCCTTTGTGCGTGAGCGTGACGCGATAAACGATAGAGGCGATTTCGTGTGTGTTTCGTGCGGTAAGTATAAGCCAAAGCACCAGTGTAATGCAGGGCATTATTTCAGTAGGGGTGGTTACCCAAGTGTGAGATTTGATTTGGATAATATTCACAGCCAGTGTATTCAATGCAATCTACACCAACACGGCAACCTTATACCCTACCGCGAAAGGTTGATTAGAAAGATAGGCGAAAAACGATTTGAACAATTAGAAAAAATGGCGTATATTAGCCACTATAAGCACGATAGAATTATGCTTATAGAACTTATAGAGAGAATGAAAAAACAATTAAAAAAATAGAAAGAATGAAAATTTTAACATTACAAATTAAAAGAAATTTTTTAGACCAAATTTTAGCAGGTGAAAAAACTGATGAGTTCAGAGATATTTTACCGAAAAACGAAAAAAAGTATTGTAAAATTGTATATCACAAAGACCAAGATGCCTACGAGGTTACAGAAGTCGTGAAATACGACGCTATTCGATTTTTTAACGGCTATAAGACAGATAGACCAGAGGTGTTAATTGAAATTAAAAACGCGTTCGTTGATTTTGAAGTAAACGAAGACGGCGAATGCATAGAATGGGAAATGGAAGACGGCACTACCTACCCTATCTGTTGTATGGTTTACCAATTGGGTAAAGTGTTAGAGAGAAAGAATATTTAAGCATTAAAAACTAACCATTAAAACTAAATAATCATGGCAAAACAAATTAGAACAAAATTCGCTTCTTCTGGGTATAGGGGCGGTAGATTATCAGCGACAGATCCAAATACTGGCAAGATAGCGAGAGGCGGTAGATTTGTAACGAGAAGACAGCGATACGGCGATATGCGTAGGGCTTTCGGTTTATCAAGTGGGTAATCGTTATGAATAAACTACAACACGCAGAAAAAGTAATCAGCACGGTAAGGCAGAAGTCAAACCGTGCCTTGCTTTTTTATTCAGCAGGTAAAGATAGCATTTGCCTATTAGATTTGCTTGCAAAAGAATTTGATGAAGTCGTTTGTGTATTCATGTACTTTGTAGAGGGGTTAGAACATATCGACCGCTTTATTCGTTTTTCAGAAAAACATTATAGCAATGTACAATTTATACAAATACCTCATTGGAATTTGACTAAAATACACCGAGCAGGTTTGTTTTGTCAACCAAAGAAAGTAAGGCAATTGATGTTTGGTGATGTGATACAAGCAATAAAGTTAAAGACTGGCATACCTTACGCATTTATAGGCGAAAAACAAGCGGACAACCTCAATAGAAGATTGAAGTTAAGAGGTTACGAGTTAGAAGCCATTTCTACAACAAATAATATTTACCCATTAAGCCATTGGAAAGATGCAGATGTGCTGAATTATATCAAAAGAAACAGGCTACCAAAACCAATAAGTTACGGAAGTAACAAACGGAGTAATGGCGTGGGCTTTAACGAAGATTGCTTTGTATGGCTAAGAAAGCATTATCCAAAGGATTTAGAGAAGATATTAACGGCTTATCCGTTATCACAAAAAATACTATTTGATTATGACCAAAAAATTAAAAGAAAGCGAAACGAGGGTAATTAAACGAAGCCAAATAAAATTTGCTCCCTATAATCCTAAAAACCACACGCAACAATCAGTAAAAGATATGTTGAAAAACTTCAAGCGTATTGCTTTTGCTGGAGGTGTTGTTTGGAATGCTTTATCAGGTAATCTAATTGATGGGCATAAAAGGGTAATGGCTCAAGATATTTACTACAAATATGACGGTACACCAGAAACCGATTACGAAATCAAAGTAGAGGTTTTAGAGTTAGACGAAAAAACGGAAAAGGAGCAAAACATTTGGCATACTCGATCAAGGTCAGAATTAGACGATGAATTGATGAGAAATTTAATTCCAGAAATTGACTATGAAAATGCAGGTCTTGATGATTATGATTTGAGTTACTATGGAATAGAGTTAAACGCAGAGGAAAGCGAAAATGTAGTAGAAGCCATTGAAGAACTTTACGAACCCGTAAAGCAACAGAAAGAAGCCGAGAAAGAAATATCTAAGGAAGAGAAAAAAGCCAAGATAAAGGAAACCAAGCAAAAGATAATGGAAGACGCACAAGAGAAAGCCAAAAACCTTGACTCTTATGTAACCCTTTCTTTTGACAACTGGAAAAACAAAGAAGCCTTTATGATTAGAATGGGATTTGACCCTGAATTTAAGATGATTAAGGGAGAAACCTTATCGGAAATGGTAGAAAGAATAGGATAATTTTAGTAATAAAATGTAATATGAGTAAACCGACCTTTACAGATGGACAAATAGAGGAATTGTTGATAGAATTCAATGGGCAACCGACTAAAGTTGCATCAGCGTTGGATGTGTCGTATGTACAGGTGTATAGACGAATTCGCCAAAACCCTAAATTGTTGGAAGTGCAAGAGGCTGAGAGGGCAAGGGCTTATCAGATATTAGACAATCTTTCAATGCAAATTGCTTTGAAAGGGACGATAAAAGAGCCCGTCCTCGATGAAGAAGGAAACCCAACAGAACAATTTAGAGATGTGTTGGTGGATTACAAGACACGCATTCAAGTAATCCAAAACCAACAGAATTTGTTTAAAGGAAGTATAGGTATCAAAGACCAAATCGAGGTCACTCATAAATCAGGCACAATCGATTATTCAAAATTGTCGGACGATGCGTTGAAAGAGATACTAAATGCAGAGGTAGATGAAGAGCAAGAAAGTACATAATCCGTTAGAACTTAGAAAAGAACTTTTTAAGCGAGGGAATTTTGATTTCATTACTACGCACAAGGGCAAGAAACACATAAAACAAGAAGAAGCCCTAAAAATCCTAACAGACAACAAAACAAAAGAGTTTATTTACGGTGGTGCGGCAGGAGGGGCTAAGTCTTGGACTGGTGCCTCTTGGTTGCTTTTTATGGCATTGAATTTTACTGGCTCTAAATGGTTTATCGGTAGGGAAGAATTGAAACGATTGCGGGATTCTACATTGATTACCTTTTGGAAAGTTTGTAAAGCTTACGGAGTGCCAAAGGACTTCTATAAGTACAATGGGCAAGACAATTATATTCAATTTACAAATGGGTCAAGAATTGACATGTTGGATTTGCGATACAAACCCAGCGACCCTTTTTACGAGCGATACGGTTCAGTAGAATATACAGGCGGTTGGATCGAAGAAGGTGGAGAGGTCAATTTTGGGGCGTTTGATACGCTTAAAACAAGGGTTGGACGGCACATGAACGATGAGTTTAAAATCACTCCTAAAATCTTCATCACTTGTAACCCAAAGAAAAACTGGATGTATTCGTATTTCTACAAGCCAGCAATGGAAAACCGATTGAAACCTTACCAAGTGTTTCATCAAGCATTTGTACAAGATAATCCATTTATCGCCAAAGACTATATCGAGCAGTTAGAAAACACTACCGATAAAGCCAAAAGAGAACGATTACTAAAAGGGAATTGGGAGTACGACGATAACCCTTACAAACTTTGTGATTATGACAAGATACTGCAACTCTACACCAATGACCATATTACCAAAAGTAGAGAGAAATATATTACTGCCGATGTAGCGAGGTTTGGCTCTGATTTAGCTATAGTAGGCGTTTGGGAAGATTGGGACTTGGTAGAAGTACATACTTTTGAAATTAGTAAGACTACCGAAATACAAGCCTGTATTCAAGCCATGCAGTCTAAACATGGAATTCCAAGCAGTAATTGTATTGCCGATAGTGATGGTGTCGGTGGTGGTGTTGTAGATAATCTAAATATTGTTAGTTTTGTAAACAATGCCAGACCATTTGAAGAGGAATTAAGCGAGGGTAAAAAAGACACGCCGAGTTATAAAAATATGCAAACGCAATTGCTAGTATACCTTGCAGAAGAGATTATCAACAAGAACAAGATGCGGATTTCAGCAGATTTGTCAGAGGAACAGAAAGAAGCAATTAATGAAGAACTGGATACTATCGAACGCATACCTGATACGAATGTAATTACACTGGTAGATAAAGCAACTATCAAGCAAAATATCGGACGCTCTCCTGACTACCGAGATTTTATATTGATGCGTGGGTATTTTGATTTTAAAAAGCCTATTCGTAACAACTTACAAGATATTGCAAGTATCCTATAAGTTTAGGAAAGGGTTAATTTCAAGCCTAATGCTTGCAATATACTTATGAAAGTAGAAAGTTGCATATCTATTTTCCCATTTTCCAGTTGAGAAATATACTCTCTCTTCTTCCCTATTTTTTCTGCCAATTCTGACTGAGTCATCTTTCGTTCTTTTCTTTCTTCCTTAAGAACTTCAGCAAAATACCAAGTCTGTGCTTTTGCTTTGAACGCTTCCCTTTCCGCTGTGCCATTAGCACCGTATTTTTGTGTAAAATATTGTTCCGATGTTTTAAGTTTGGAGATTTTATTTTTATCCAATACTGGGCGTTTAGTCATTGTTTTCATTTTGTAAATTATTTAATATATTTTCTGCTTTTTTAATTGCTTTTTTGTAATCTTTTGTGGATTTTTTCAAAAATGAAGTAAGCAAAATAATTTGAGTGGCTTCTATTATATTCTCTGCATCTATCGAAAAAATAATTGTTCTATGCTCATTATTTCCTACACTCACTCTCATTTCATAAAAAATAGTATTTTCTAATTTTTTAACAAATTTTTCATTTACCACCTTTTGTGTTTCTAAAATATGTATCACATACTCATATTTTTCTGCAATCTTAGAATTTAACGAACTAAAAAAATCATTAAATTCTTCTGTTAAGATAACAACTCGTATGTTTTCACTTTCTTTCATTATACAAATGTAATATATATATTACAATTATACAAATATTATGTTTCAAAAACACGCTTTTAAAATTAAAATCTTTGTTTTTGGGGTTAAATCGTTTAATTCCCTATTGTTATGGTGCTTTTATAATGCTAATTTTGTGATTATCAAGATGTAAACCTATGAGCGATATCACAAAAGAAATAGAAGAATATAAAGGCGGTAGAACCTTACCAAATATTGATGCTTATAACAAACAGTATGATGTAGGCAAGCACGAAATTATCACCAATATTGTTAAATATCCTGATAGAAAGGTGGTTACTGATTATATTGATAGCAATGGCGTGAAGCAAAAAAAAGAAGAAACAATCCCTCTCAATCGTATTGGGTTGCCCTATCAAAAAAAGATTGTGAGTATCGCGACCACTTTCTTATGCGGAACACCTATTAAATACACCAATAGCCTTGAAGAAGAAGACTTATACAACGCTTTTCAGAAAGTGATTGATAAAAACAAAATGAAATTTGTTGATAAGGAAATTGTTACTGCCGTTGGTAGGTTTACAGAGTGTGCAGAGTATTGGTACCCTACCAATGAGGCTAATAATCATTACGGCTTTGATTCCCAATTCCGATTAAAGGTAAAGGTATTGACACCTGATAAGTACAAGTTGTATCCAAAATTCAATGAAAACGATGATTTGATTTCGTTCGGAAGAGAGTTTAAAAATGGCGACAAAACTATTTTTGAAGTTTATACCGCAGAAAAGATTATCCGTTACGAACAAGAACTTGAATGGAAAAAGATAGAAGAAAAAACAAATATTATCGGTAAAATACCAATCGTTTATTATAAACAGAAAAATGTTGAATGGGCAGATGTACAGACTATTATAGAAAGGTTAGAGTTTATATACTCTAATACGGCAGAAAGTAATGATAGATTTTCATTCCCAATATTAAAGCTAAGGGGTAAAGTTGAAGGACAATTATCCCAAGACAAATCAGGGCGTGTATTGCAATTGGCTGAGGGTGCAGATGCTGAGTTTGCGAACCAACCACAAGCCAGTCAAAGTATTGAAAGCGAAACAGACCGATTAGAAAGAGATGTACACGATTTTACTTCGACGCCTAATATTTCATTTGATAATATGAAAGGATTAGGCAATATGTTGGCTGGGAGTAGTGCAGAGTTTTTGTTTCTATCTGCACACCTTAAAGTAATGGATAAAATGGCAATTTACATTCCTGCGTTGCAAAGACGAGCAAGTGTAATTAAATCATATCTTCAAAAATTTAATGTGAAATTCGCAAATAATGATTTGGAAGTAGAGCCAGTTATCACGCCTTTCATCATCAACAATGATGCGGATTTTATTAGGTTTTTAATGGAAGCGAACGGCAATAAACCTCTATATTCGCAGGAATACTCAATGCAGAAATTGGGAATTAAAAATCCTAAAGAAATGATGGCTCAAATAGAGGAAGAAAATCAACGCAACACTGAATTAAACAATAGCAATGAGTTTGCTGTATAATGGACTTTGATACTCTACATAGGAAACGCATAAGAAAGAAAGCCAGAACCCTTGAGCAAATCTACAACGATTTGATAGCAAGGGTTTCGTCTTTGGCAGTAAAAACAGAATTGACAGACAAAATCTACCAATTCCGAAACAATAAAAAAGTGCTTTTACAGATAGAGGAATCCCTAAAAGAGTATTACAACAAGACCCTACAAACTATCTATACTGGCACCGACCAACAATGGCGATTTGCCAATGAAAAATACAATGCTTTGCGTATTGCCACATTAGAACGCATAGCCAATCATATTAGCAAAGAAACCTATTATAGAGAACTTGCCAAAGTTTCTAAAAGTCCACACAACTTAGAGGCATTAAAGGCTTATCAAGAAAGGAAGATAGGGAAGTTTACCATTTCAGAGCGTGTATGGCATATCACCAAGCAAATGAAATCCGAGTTAGAATTGGCTATTGATGTTAGTCTTTCGGAGGGAATGAGTGCCAACGAATTGGCTCGAAAGGTAAAGAAATACTTAAACGAACCCGATCGGCTTTATAGACGAGTAAGAGATAAACACGGCAATTTAGTATTGAGCCGACACGCCAAAGCCTATAATCCAGGTCGAGGCGTGTACCGAAGTAGCCATAAAAACGCCCTTCGTTTGGCAAGTAATGAAATCAATACCGCTTACAGAGAAAGTGAGCAACTTAGAATGTTGCAGAATAATGATATTGTTGGCGTGGAAATTTGTTTAAGTCCGCAACACGCTATCTTTGATATTTGCGACCAACTCAAAGGGAAATACCCAAAGGATTTCATCTGGAGTAAATGGCATGTAGGCTGTAAGTGCCACCGCAAAACTATTCTAAAAAGCGATGAAGAACTTATAAAAGAACTTAACAGCAATCAAGACTTACCGCCCGATACTTCAAAAAACTATATTGGCGAACCGCCTAAACACTTCGATAAATGGGTTTCACAAAACAAAGAGCGTTTTAAGAATTGGAAACATAAACCTGAGTGGTGGGAGAAGAATAAAGGAATGATTGAGAATAGCGAAATTAAGGGGTTGATGTTAAAAGCAAAGCAATCAGAGGACGAAGTATCAAAAGTAATAAGTCAATTAACCCAAAAATATAACGGATACGCTACGCTTATAAACTTTAAAAGTTATCAATCTATTCAGAGAAAACTTCAATTAGAACTTAATGGTGATATTTCTCAAATAAAAGACTCTATTAGAGCAACGATAATATTGCCTAAAGAAAAAATGCGAAATTTAGAGTTATATTTAGAAAAAAGTAGTATCTTTGAAAGAGTAAAGGTTCAAAAACCAGAAAGGTTTATGGGGTATAGTGGTATTCTTACTAATATTAAAGCCACAAATGGTATTTCTGCCGAAATACAATTCAACACAGAAAAAATGATTTACGCTAAAGAAAAACCTACGAATGCAATTCGCATTATAGGTAAAAAGCGTTGGGATGAAATACGGAAAGAAACAGGACTTAAAGGTGGGTTGGGGCATAAATATTATGAAGAATACAGATTATTAGATATGAATATTCCTAAGCAACTGGAAAGAATGAAAGAATTAGAAGAACTGTCTAAAAATTATTACAAAAACTTTAGATGAGTAATTTAGATTATTTATTGAAAAACGGTATTATTTATCTTTTAGATGAATACGAGAATGCTGTATTTAAATTCACAAGTACAGGCAAAGGAAATTTGTGTGAAGTTAAATTCAAAGGTAAAATACCTTATAAGATAGATTGCTCTACTAATTTGGCTATGCAGGCGATTTTAGGCGGTACTATTATAACGAAAGAACAATACGAAGAGTTTTAAAAATGTTAGAAAGAGCGATACAAATAGCAGTTAATGCACATAAAGGACAAACAGATAAAGCAGGGAAGCCCTATATACTACACTTAGTAAGGGTGATGGAAAAAGGGAAAACTGAAGAAGAAAAAATTTGTGGTATTCTTCATGATTTATTAGAAGATACTAATTGGACGATTAGCGATTTAAGAAAAGAGGGATTTTCAGAAGAAATCATGAACGCTTTACAATGTGTGACCAAAAAAAATAATGAGCCTTATTCTGACTTTATTAATCGTATTTCTAAAAACCCCTTAGCCATCAGAGTAAAATTAAATGATCTGGAAGATAACATGGATAAATCTCGCCTAAATAATATTAACGAAAAGGATTTACAGCGATTTGAAAAATACTCTATGGCATACGAATTTTTAAAGAATAAGTTAGGAAAAGATTTATAGATTTTCCGCCTCCTTTTTTATAAAATCTACCAAATCATCAAGGTTTTTCTGATTGAACCAATGGCGAAGATTGTTATCATCCTTCTTACAATTGAATGTTGAGGCTTTTACGCCCATTATTTCTGCTGCTCTTGCTCCTGTAATACCAAATAAAGTAAGGATTTCTATAATTCTATTTTTTATTGCTAATTTATTGTTATCCATAATAATCCAATTAGTGTAATTACAATCAAAATAATTTGCTCCAAAGACAATTCAAAGACAATAGTCTTTTCATAGCCTTCCGTATTAATTTCTTTCCACTTAGAAATGAGGTGTTTTAAAAAAGATTTCATAACTTTGCAATATTAAAAAGACAATGAGGTGGGGTTCTACCCCCACCGAGTTTAAAAGATTAGGTTGATAAAATCTCTAATTGCTACTAACAACTTGATTTTAAAACCTTTTTTCAACCTTTTAAAACTCAATTCAAATCTGAATTTCATTGGCTTGGTTTTGGGGTTAAAAAAAGCGAGGGCGAACTCGCATAATTGACTTTCAATTACTTTACAAGTATACGATATTTTTCAATATCGTGCAAATAAAAAACCATTTTCTTGATGTCAGGAAAATGGTTTTATTTTTTATAAATCAAGAGGTTACCCCAAAAATTTCTTTAGCCATTTTTCGGCTTCGGCTTTGGTCTTCGGAACAGGAATATCTACCTTTAAATCTTCGGTCTTACTTTCGTTCGTAGTCATTACTTTACCTTGTAAGTTTACGCAATAGTCCTCCTCGTCTTTGGAAAACTCATAAAGATTGTGTGTTCCGTAATTTGTAAATGAAAATCCCTTGTACATCAGGAACTCTGAAAAATTAAATGTACTCATAATTATATTGGTTTTAGTTTTTAATCCAGTCTAATACTTCTTTGGTTAGGAATATTGGTTGTTTTCTTTGCGAACGATACTCATATCCGCCTTTTATCAGTTTTTCAGGAAGCATCTTATTTTTAATACGCTGGTAAACTTTTCGTTTATCCCAGCCCGTTACTTTGCAAAACTCCTGAAGTGTCATTGTAATTTTCTTTGACACTTCTATAAGATATGCCGACTCCATCATCTCAATTGTGGTCATATCTGCGATTCTTTTGTGTAAAATTTGGTTCATGTTTTTGTGGTATGTTTCAAAAAGCGTCTTTTAAAATAAAAACTTTACTTTTTTGGGTTAATTTACTGATTTTCCTATTGTAAGGAGGTGTTACTTAAAGTAAATTTGTAATACAAAGATACTAAAAAACTAATAACCATTTAAATATGAACAAAAAAATTCTTGAAAAACTTAAAACTAAATATAAAGATTTAGGGTTAGGGGAAAGCATTTTGAAAGTATTTGCTGATAAGTTAGCAAAGACGGTCAAAGAAGAGAGTGAAATCGATACGGTGGTGGAAGATGTAGAAAGCGATTTGCGTATCTACCAGTCTTTAACTGACCAAAACAGAACTCTGCAAAAGAAGGTTCAGGAACTTGAAGAGAAGAAAGATGAAGAGGGGGATGACAAAAATCCAACTCCTAATACTAACCCAAAACCTGAAGAGGAAACAAAGGATAACGAAATGCCTGCATGGGCTAAATCACTTCTTGATAGCAACAAGGCATTGTCTGATAATTTACAAAAGTTGCAAGCAGAAAAAATCCAGCAATCCAACGCAGAGAAACTCACTTCAAAACTAAAAGAATTGGGCGTAAAAGAGAACTTCTACAGAATGCTTATTGAAGGGAAAACTTTTGAAAATGATGAGCAGATTGAAGCGTTTGCGACGCAAATAAAAGAAAACCAAGATGCGTATGACCAAACATTGAGTAATGATTTGCTTAAAAATCAAGCGAATCCGCTCTTTGGCAAAACAGCAGTAGAAGGGCAAGTAGACGCTGATGTTCAAAATTACATTAACCAAAACTTTACAAAAAAATGAAACAAGTAAAAAAATCTGAAAAAGCAGGAAGACAAATTGTAGTCTTCGACCAAGTGGATGCAACCTATCCAGGTGGAGTGCATATTGATAAAACAGAGGCGTCAGCGAGATTTACAGATGGTGTAGTGCCTGCTGGAACGCTTTTGGTACCCGCGAGTGATGGAAAGTTTAAGCCTTTGAATCAAAACTTGTCAGCGACCAATGTTGCTGGGGCTATTGGACTAACGGCTCACGATGTAGTAATTGATGACATGCCTTTGGTTGCCGTAGTAATGGCTGGAACGGCGAGGAAAGACGCGTTGCCTGACAAGGAAAAGGCAGGTGTAGTATTTATCAAGCCTGTGCTTACAAGAATTTCTTTCATTTAATTAATAACCTTAAAAACTAATAACTTATGATAAACGCAAACAATATAGTCCCTGAATTTTCTCAGGCGAATATGGATGCTATTTTGAATGCCTATCCTTTGGGGGAATTGCAATACCGTAACTTTATGCCATTGGAGTATAATCCAACATTGCAATTCAGTACCATAGAGGGAATGGAAGGAGTAAAAATAATGGCAGACATTGTAGCTATTGGCTCTAAAGCACCGAGAAAAGGGCGTGAATTCATAGAGTCTATCAAAGGAGAAATTCCAAAGATAGAAATAGCAAGGGATATGAACGAAAAAGACCTTTACACCATTCAACAATTAAGAAATGCGGTGGCTTTAAATCCAAAAAATGAATCTATTAAAAACCGATTGATTGCCAAAATCTACGAAGACCCTACTTTTGTGGTAGATGGTGTGAATGCTCGTTTGGAATGGATGGCAAAAAAATTGGTTTCAAACGGAAAATTCAAAACAGCTGCGACTGACAACTCTGGCGGAGTTGCAAACCTTACCATTGATTTCAAGGTGAAAACGCAAAATACACAGAAAAACTGGTTTACTGATGCTGATGCTAATCCGATGACGGAATTACAAGCCTTGCAAGATGAAGCGAGAGGGAAAGGCTATCGATATACAACTATTACGCTTGAGCGTGATGTGTTGAATAAAGTATTAGATAACAAATTTACTCGTCAGTTTGTGTTTGGTGTGCCTGTTAACAACTCAACAGTATTGCCGAACATTACAATTGAGCAATTAAACGCTCAATTACAAGGCAAGGGCTTACCTACTTTTAGATTGTGGGAGTCTTATATGGGGTACGAAACAAAAGCTGGCACTGTGGACGCAGTAAATGGTTGGGAATCTGGAAATATATTATTGTCAGTATCACCTATATTAGGGGCTACACAGTATACAACTACACAGGAATTCACAATGGGCTTTGCAGATGTGATGAGTAAGTCTATCAAAGACGACTTCATTTTAGTGAAAACATTTGGGTATCAAGACCCTATTTTGATTTCGACTAAAGCAACAGCGTTTGCAATTCCTGTATTGAGTAACACGAAAAAGAACCTTATCCTTAAAACTAACTTCTAATGACTATCGGGGAGTACATACAAGAGAAACTAAGCCTATGGTCGGTGTCTTATTCTGATGCTTTGATTGGTGCGGAACTATCCAAACTTAATCTACAAGCGACAGAAGAATATGTATCAAACAACGCCGAAAAAGTAGATTTGTTTTTCTACAATGTACTTCCTGAAATGTTATTAATGCCAAACAGCGTAAGCGAGGGTGGGTATTCTATTTCGTACGACAAAAAGGCAATGGAAAGTTATTACAATCTGTTGTCTAAGCGATTAGACTTGCCTAATTTATTACCACAACCAACTATTACAGACATTTCAAACCAATGGTAAAACAATATCCCTACATATTGAAAGTGTTTCAAGAAACAGAAGGCACTTTTGACCAATCTACTGCCGAATGGGTACCGTCGGTGGCTCAATGGGTAGAGATTGGGAAATGTAGAGATGAAGTAAATGGTGGTGGTGGTAAAATAACGAAAACAGACGGAGAGGCATATACTTTTTCAGCGGTGATTTATGCACCTAAACATTGTCCTAAAATCAAGCAAGGGGCTAAAATCCAAGTCTGGAATGGTAGCGAAATGAGATTAGAAGCGATTGTACAACGATTTAGCCAAGAACAATTACATACAAGGATATGGGTTTAGTGCCAAAATTCAATATGCGAGATATTGATGCTGTTTTAAAAAAAGCAGAAGAAAAATATATCCGTGAAATGGTGAGAGTTTTGAGATTTGTAGGTGAAAAATGCGTAAATAGGGCTAAAGAAAGCGGAAATTACCAAGACCAGACAGCAAATCTTAGAAATTCGATAGGTTTTATTATTGTAGCTGAAGGCAAAGTAGTAACTGAGGATTTTCATATAACCGCTAAAGGTATGATGCCAAGCAATGAAACACCATTGAAGTATGGAAGAGATTTAGCCTATCAAGTCGCACCTAAATTTAGGGATATTGCTTTGATCGTAGTTGCAGGAATGAAATATGCAGCTTATGTAGAAAGCAAAGGGCGTGTGGTGCTTACAAGTGCCGAGCAGTTGGCGAAAATACAAGTGCCATTATTGTTGAAACAATTGAGATGAAACGGACTGTATTAGACGGCAAACAATGGATTTTGGAATTGCTATTGAAAGCGAAAGTTAATGAGTTTGTCAATGGACGAATTTACAAAGACAATCGCCCAATTGATAGCAACAAAGAAGATATTGTAATTAACTCGCTAACGATGGACAATGAGTTGTTGCAGAACGGCGTGTTTAATATCAATTGTTATGTACCTAAGAAGTCTATTACAATCAATGGGATAACACAATACCACAAAGACAATCGTCGCTTAAAGGAAATTACTGACAAAGTCTATCAAGTGATAAACGATGTTTGGGAGGATGATTACAACCTTGATGTAGAGACGCATCAAGATTTTGAAGAACAAAATGAAAACTATTACAATTTCAGGGTGCAGTTAAACGCCTACCCTGATTTTTAAAACAAAAATATTAACCATTAAAAACTTATAAACTATGGCAAATAAAGTAAACATTGGATTAGCCAGTATTAAAATTGGAGATATTGGAGCAGACGGCGGTATGGGAACTTCATTAGAACAAATCGGAGTGACCAACCAAGGGTCTTGCAAACTCAATTTTGAAGATGCCGAGAAAAAAGAATTCTTCGTAGAAGAATACGATGACCCCTTTCATGTAGAATACACGCAAGGGAAAATCAATATCCAGTATCAAATTGCAAATCCAGACATTGATACAATTGTAAAAGTGTTTGGGGGAAGCAAAACAGGTACTGGACCATCAGAAATCTATAAAGCACCAGACCAGATGGTAACTATTGAGCGATCAATGGAGATTACACCAAAAAAAGGGTTGGGCTTTAAGTTTCCAAGAGTATCAATTACAGCGAAATTTACACCAGATGTAGGAAAAGAAAACCTATTGATGATTGAGGTAAATGCGTCTGTATTGAGACCGACAAAAGACGGAGAGCCAAGATTTACGATGTTTAAAGTAGCGTAACCAATTTTCTATTTTTTCTAATTGTAAAACGCCTGCCTGCACTTGTGGGTAGGCGTTTTTTCTTAAAAAGCAACCGATGACAAAACAAGAACAACTAAATGCCGAGAAAAAAGAACTCAATCTATTGACAGATGAGGGCTTTGCGATTCAGATTAAGGATATATGGGGTAAACCGAAAATCTATAAGGCAAAGAAAATGACTTTGGGAAGGTTATTTAAACTATCAAAAATCTTCATCACTATGGATTTTGACGAGAACGCTTTTAACTCAAAAAATCTGCAAGAGCAATTAGCATCACAATATCATTCTATATTAAACAACCTAGACAAAGTAACAAAAGTGGTCGCCATTTGTGTAACGGATAACAAATGGGAATCTTGGTGGATACAAAGGCAAGTAAAGAAACACTACACGCCAAAAGATATACAGGCGTTTGCACAAACCTTGCTCAAAGAGTCTGATTATGCAAATTTTATGCTCTCTATCGCATTGATGAACGGAAATCGTCCGACCAAAGCGAAGCCGATAGAGGACTAAAATCAATCTATGGCGTTATGGGGCAAATTTGCCACCATTTCGGCTGGACATTAGATTATTTGCTTTGGAAGGTAGATTGGCGTATTGTACAACGAATGCTTATAGATGCACCAGACTACGACAGCGACAAAAAAGAAGAAAAAGAAATCAACCTTACTGAACAATTGCCAGAAGATTTAGAAAAGATGTTGGAACAGTATAGGTAGATGAAAGGGGCGTATTTTAACCCATTTTTTATTAAGCCGTGTAAGTATTTATCTATAATTAAGTATAAACTCTCGCCCTATTTGTTTCCACGATAGTTGTATAATAGTTTAGTGTTTTTGTATAAATTTGAAAAAAATAAAAGTAACCAAAAGATGAAAGACGAGTTCAAAAAACAATTAGAATATAGTCAAAAAAGGTTTATTGAAACATTTAATAATAGTAAATATGATTCTATTAGAGAGTTATATAAAAATAATTTTGAAAAGATTAAATATCTTATTTCTGAATCTAGCCCAAAATTAGCTTTAGAAGATATAGCTGAGATAGAGGCTTCTTTAAGCAAACAAATTATTAATGAAAACACATTGCTTGAAAAGATTAATATTGCTATTTCCGAAGGTAAATTAAAAGAAAAAGATATTAGTTAAAAAAAATTTGAATATCCTTAATTACACCTATAAGTATTATCTTTGCACTAAATTTAGAAGATAATCCGTATGAACTTATTTACTTTTACAGCTGAGTTTG